CCCGCCAAACCTTGATCTCATCACCATTGGCGCGGTAATCGCCGGTCTGAAACAGGCGCATTTCATCAACACGGCGCCTCCGGATTTCCGGCGGTTTCAGCCAACCCATAAAACTGTCGGCGGCATTAGGATCACCTGCATTTATCCTCTGCGTGAGGCGCGCCTTAAATATTCCACCGGTGTTGAAATCAAAGCTGACCAGCGCGTCAAACTCGTGCTGTTTCAACAGCACCTTGATAGCCGCATTGACCCGCCGTTGGTAATCATCGAGATCGCGGTCAAACTGTTTCAGCGCGCCAATAATCGCCGTATCAACATTATCGGGCATACCGCGTGGCATGGCTTCGGGATCTGGCGTTCCAGCTCCCGCCGTATGGCCGATCCCCCAGGTCCAGATGCCCCGACTGTCGAGATAAGGCCCCGGCACAATACCTTCGTGTTCGGCGATCTCAAGGAGACCCCGGTTCGAGATTTTCATAATCAATTTCCTTGTTTTGTTAACCGATCCATACGGCTGCCATCCAGACGCCGAGAACAACAACCGCCACGACCCAAACGCGCACCTCGCGCTTGGCGGCGCGCTTCATGTCATTCTTCATCGCGGCCCCCGATCAAATCAGAGCGAACCCTGGAGCGACGGGCCTTGATGATATCGAGAATGAACCCGGCGATGCTGATACCGCCGAGACCAATCACGAAGCTGGCAAACCCTGCCGCGCTATCGCCGGGAGCAATCTTGCCAATCACTGGATCGAGCAATGGTTCAGCAAGCGGGCCGAGGTAGATCGCACAAGGGCTGCCAACGAGCAGCCCGGTCAGCCCCTCGCGCCAGTCGTCGCGGAGCGTCACCCAGCGAACCAGGCCCCCGGCGGCGCCAGCAATGGCTGCCCGGCCCGGGTCAGATGCCAGCCACTGGATCAAGTCCATTTTGGTCGGGTCTTTCATATTGTCCTCACAATATTAATCAGGAAGTCGGAGCACTTGGCTGCAAATACTGGATGGCAATACGCACCGCGCCGCCGGTGAAATTGCCCCCGTTCGCGGTCAGCACAATGGGCGTTGGTGCATAAAACGCCTGCGGGCCGATAACCCCGACGTTGGTGCTGCCAGCAGCAATGCCGAGCGAACCGCCGAACTTGTTGGGCGTTCCCGCGACCCCGCAATCGTAGGATGCCACCCCGGTGATCGCGGTAACGGTGCGTGTCGAAACCGCGAGCACGATGGCGCGGTCTGGAATCGTGATGGCTGAGGTCGCGGATGCGCCAGTCAGGCCGGAAATCAGCTCCTCAACCACATGCGCGCCAATCGCCGCCCCGCTCGGAGCCTGTGCCAGCTTCATGTCCGCCAGCACCGGAGCATTGCCACCGGCCCCGACAAAGCCCGCGAATTGCGGCACGATGTCGGCATCCGCATAATAGGTGACGTAGGTGGTGTTGGTTTTGTTGACCGAGGGGCCGATAAAAAGTGCCGAACCACCAAGGTCAACTGTCTCGTCAATCGTGCCCGTATAAGCCCAAGCTTGGCCATCGTAGGAATGGTAAACGAGGATTTTGGTGCCGCGGTGGATCAGCCGAAAGAACGCCGACCACCCCTCCCACGCGACATCCGGGGCCAGCCCTGCCAAATAATGACCGGTCGCATCCCATTTCAGCATCCTGATGACGCTTGCCCCGGTGCCATTGCTGCCAACGGCGATGGTTGCAAAGGTGCCAGCCGCCCCCATCACAACAAACCCGTTTGAGCGCCAGGTTGTGGCCGCGTGATCTGTTTCGGTTTCAAACTCAACCACATCCCAATTCGCGGGCAGTGCTTTTGTGCGAATATACCGCGCGATCTCTGTGCCCGAGGTGGAGGCAAGCGTCAGGCCGTTAACCGGATCATCGACCATCGCGCCAACGGCACCGGGCGTGCTTTTCACGGTCGGGAAGACGCTCGCCAGCGGGATTTCAACGCGTTTGGCAAAGGGATTGTAGGTCACGGGCCCACCAGCACTGCCGCCTGTTGGCAGGGCGCTCCAGCCCGTATTGGCATCATAGGTGACAATCCCGCCCGCTGCCTGATCCCAGGCGAGCCATCCGGTCCCCGGGATCATCCGCAGCCACGCCCCGCCGGAAAAATACGCAACAGAACCATCCCAGCCCGCCCATGCGCCGGTTGCACTGGCCGCCACGATGTAACGATCCCCCTCGGCCGGTGTGGCTGGCGGCGCGGTCTGGGTCGCGGAAACCACCGAGAGCTGCACAAGCCCGTCGAGGTGATCGAGCGCTTCGTTGACGGTCACATGCTTTTGCGCCTGTGCGGCGGCGAGATAGGGAAGCGCGAGGTTCGGGGTGGTCATGAGGATTCCGTTATTGTGAGGGTGGTTGTGAGCGGCGCGCCCCGGCCAAGGGCGCCGATCTGATAAAGGCGCACCGCCAGACTGGCGACCGCCCCGCCGAAATCAGCCGCCTGCATGGCTGCGGTGTAGGTAAAGGCAGGCGTGGTCAGGCCAGACACGGTGCGTACAACATTCCCGCCGTTCAGAACCTCAGGATCATAGGCCTCAACCGTCTCAGACATCGGCACATGCGCGAGCACCCAGCTGTCGGCGGCCAAGGCCCGATCCCGCCGGAGCCAGAGGAGGGCGAGATCACCATTTGCCAACCTGCGCATCCGCGCCTGAACCGGGGCAAAGGGCATCAACCCGCGCCCGTTTGGCGTGAAGCTCTGTGCCTGCATGATGGAGTCCGAGGGAGCTGCACTGGCCGGTCCTGTTCGCAGGTTCCAAGCAATGCCGATATCGCCGAGTGCCAGCGACATTGGCTGCAAGGCGGTATCAAGCAAGACGACCTTTGCTCCCGTCAACGTTGGCGTGCCAATCGCATCTTCGGTCCCCCGCTGGCCCCGCAACAGGCGCGTGAGCTTATAACGTCCGGCGGAAACCAGCGTCGCGTTGCCAAACTGCAGAACCTCCCAGACACCGGGCGCGCTTTCCACGGCCAGCGTATTGGCCCCGGCGAACAGTTCGAGATCGGTGACAGAAGTCAGCGTGCCCGAGGACAAATCCACCAGCAACTCGTTGCTAAGATTAAACCGCGAGGACGGTCCGGCGGGCAGGTCAGCGGCAAGTACGCCCATGTGAGCGGCCTGCGGGATCGTATCAAGCAGGGAGAAGCCCGACGTAGTCGCGCTGCGCCAGACAGCGGCGGTCCCGTACCACGGATTTGCGTAAACGGCAGCGTAAGGTCGATGCGCGGGCACGGCATCCTGCAACTGTGGCAGGTCCATCAACGCCACATTCGGTGGGCCATAGACCCTCACTGTCGGTAATGTTGCCGCCCTGTATTTCCCGGGCGGCAGATCATAAAGAGCGGCATCGGTGCGGATTGCCTCGATTGAACGCGCCAAGGCATCATTTATCTTGGCAATCCGATAATCGACCAACCGTCCATCATTGGCGAGGCTGACCACATCGCCGGGATCCAGCGCCAGTTGTGAGGGCGGCAGGCTGGCGGATAAGGTCTCGCGGCCAACCCAAGCCTCCATCAGGGCGCGGCGCACTCGCCGGTCGGCTTCTTCCATTGGCACCGCCAACGGAAAGCTTTCCGAGGCCACTCGGGCGGCGGACACCGTGACCCGGCGGGCTTCAACCGTGGCCGGATCATATTCGGTATCCGCGCGCACAATCTGCCATTTAAGGGCTTGTGGCAGTTCGGTTTCTTGGCCTCGGGTCAACTCCATGACCTCGCCGGATGCGGCCACCATGCCGTCCGGGGAAACTGTCGCCACCGCTGCCTGCCCACGGGTGACAAACCGGATCACACCACCACTTTCCACAGCATCAAAGCCGAAATGCCGCGCCAGGGTTGAGATCGAGGCGCGCGGGCTTTCTAGGGCCGTGATGACAAAGCCCGCGACAATGTCCGAAAGGTCGCTTGTGTCGATTAAGGCCGCGTTCAGCCCGGCGCGCACGCATAATTCCCGCACCAGCGCCGCCAGCCCTACAGCCCCAAGGCGGCCATTCAGCCAATGGCCCAATCGCCAGTTTGACGCGTCGGCCCAAACATCAACGCGGGCCGGAAAGTCCGGATAGGGCCGCGCATCCCACGTCCAGACGGCGGCGTTGCCCATGTCGATCATGATGCCGGAATAACCCGTACTAGCCGGGTTCTTGGCGGGATCACCCCAATAGCCGAGCATCGCCCGCAAATACTGACGCTGGATCGCCTCATCCTGCCAGCCGCGTGAAAAGTATGGCACCGCACTCTCGGCCGACTTCGGATCATAAAACACGTTCGGTTGGTTTGGGCCGCGATCAACTGCGGGGCACCCAAGCTCGGTAAAGCGGATCGGCTTGCTTTGTGGCACCCAGA